GTCAGGCCGAAATCTCCCCCCGGCGAAATCGCCGGGGGTCGATGCCCGGCCACGAAAAAAGATCGACCCCCTGATCGGGGGTCGATCGGGGTCGATCAAATGATCATTGACCCCACCAAATCCCGGGGTACCGGTCATGGGCAGAGGCGTTGCCCGGTGTCCTGCCGTAGACGCGCGACCTGTAGCGGCGGCTTGGCGGGTGAGTCGGACTACACGCTTTTGGCTTGAGGGCTACGTCTATGAGCCAGAACGGTGTCCATAGAAGCCCGGTCAGCACGAACAGAACGATGTGGCCGATCGCATCTAGGTATTTTCCGGACAGCGGGTTCGAATCCACCGCTGCATTTCGCGGGTCGCATATGACCGCTGTGACCGGTTCGTTCGACATCGTTTTCCTCCTCAAGATCCTTCCGCCGTCGGTCGGTGCGTACCCGGCGCTGGCGACAAGGTAACGCCGTCTGGCCCGATGCGCCGCATGTCCGATTCTGGAGGCGAAATCCCGTGCCGCCGCGTAAGCGCAAGTTGACCGCTGTCCCGATCACCCCGACGCCGACGGCGGATTGCCCGGATCTGCGCGAGGCTGTAAAGAGGTCCGTCGATGCTATGCCGTGGTTGACCCCGGCTGATGATGCGGCCGTGGCGCTCGCTCACAAGCTGGCCGAGGGTATCGAGACGGCAATCGACCGGGCCGAGCAGTACAAGGCGTTGCAGGAGGACATCGAGAGTCCTCAACTGATGAAGCGGTTGGAAAAGCTGGAAGCGCAGTGCGACGTAGCCAAAGCGGTCGGCTATCTCGGGCAGAACCTTCAAACCGTCCTACGTGACCTGTACGGCACCCCGGCATCCCGCAAGGACATGAAGAAGGAAACCCCGGTGGGAGGCCGTCTTGCTCAGCTACGCGCCGCCGCTGGCAGCGATCGGTAGTACCACTCCCCGGATTTTCACTCCGCCGCTGGTGACCGGGCCGCCTGGCCCGTGCGGCTGCGGATGCGCGCTGACACCGCAGACATCCAAGGGATTCTCCGCCGTCGAATTCGCCGAGGACATGATCGGCATGGCGGTCCTGCCGTGGCAGCGATGGTTGCTCATTCACGCGTTGGAACTGCGGTCGGACGGCCGATTTCGCTACCGAACCATCGTCATCCTGATCGCCCGCCAGAACGGCAAGACGACGCTGGTCGAGATCAAGAACCTGTGGAAGATGTTCGTCCTCCAGGTGCCATTGATCATCGGCACAGCGCAGACTCTCGATATCTCGGAAGAGTCGTGGGACAAGGCCGTCGAGATTGTGGAGTCGGTGCCGGACCTGGCCGTGGAAGTCAGGCACGTCGACAAGACCAACGGCAAGAAGGCGTTGAAACTCGCCAATGGTTCGCGGTGGAAGATCGCGGCGGCGTCCCGGCGTGCCGCTCGTGGTCTGGCCGGTGACGACGTGAACCTTGACGAGTTGCGCGAGCATCAGACGTGGGACGCGTGGGGTGCGGTCACCAAGACCACGATGGCCCGTCCGAACGCACAGGTGTGGGCGTTCAGCAATGCCGGCGACGACAAGTCGGCCGTTCTCAACGACCTACAGGCCAAGGGACGGTCGGCGGCGGCGAATCCGGCCGATGCTGATCCGACGTTCGGTCACTTTGAATGGTCGGCACCCGATGATGTGAAGTGCACCTGCGTGCACGGGGCAACCGAGCCGCACCGGCCCGACTGTCGATTGTGGGACCGCGAGGCGTGGGCGCTGGCAAATCCGTCGCTGGGCTTCACGATCACCGAACAAGCCATCGCTACGGCGCTGGGTACCGACCCCGAGGCCGTCTTCCGTACCGAGGTGCTGTGCCAGCGGGTCGAATCCCTGGACCCGGAGTGGCAAGTCATCGGCCAGTCGTTGTGGCTCGCTGCCGAGCGACCGGCGTCGAAGCTTGACGGGCGGCCGGCGTTCGGCGTGTACGTGCCACCGGACCGCAGCTATGCCGCGATCGGGGTGGCCGGCGCGTCGATCCAGGGTGGTCGACACATCGAGATCACCGGTGACGGGTCCAGGTTGGACTACCGGCAGGGCGTCGATTGGGTGATACCCCGGCTGATCGAGCTTGAGCGCCACCAACCGTCGGTTGTCGTCATCGATGACAAGAAGCTCCAGGGCGCGGCGGAGGCTGCCGGCCTGGTGATCCACCCGGCGACGGCCACCGACATGGTGACCGGCTGCGGCTACCTCTATGACGGCATCGCCGGTCCTGACGCGCAGGGCCGCGATGTGTTCCACATTGGCCAACCGGCGCTGACTGACGCGGTGCGTGGCGCGGTGAAGCGGGACGTGGGCGGGTCGTGGGCGTGGCAGCGCCGCGATCTGACGACAGACATCACTCCGTTGGCGGCGGTGTCGTTGGCGCTGTTCGGCCATTCAACGGTTCGGGTGCACCGGCCGAATCAACAGTTCTTCGCCTCATGGCGGTGAAGAGGGAGGACGGGCGGTGACGAGCGTTCCTATTGACCGGGCAGGCGCACAACTGCGCGATGCCGGCCAGCAGCTAGCCACCGGACTCGCCTGGGTGCTGTTCGCGATCGGCTGGGTTGCGGCGAAGACGCTGCGCGGCATCGGCACCGGTGTCGGCGCGGTGTTGTTCGCGGTCGGCTGGGTTGCCGGTCGAGTCGTGTGGCCGGTCCTCATGTGGACGGTGGCTGCGGTGCGGCTCGGGTGGGAAGAGGGCCGAAAGCCGATAGGTGGTCGACGTGGGTCTGCTTGAGCGCATCGACGCACGCCGACGGGGCAGCAAGCGGTTCATCACCACCGTCGATGACTACGCGGCTGCGATCGCCGCGTTTCAGTACAACGGCAACACCTACCCGCTGACCGGCATCCAGCAGACGTTGACCGGGCTGAAGGCCGAGCGGATCGGCAACTCGCTTGAGGCGTACGCGCAGCAGGTCTACGGATCGAACGGTGTCGTATTCGCGTGCATGGCTGTCCGGTCGCTGGTGTTTTCGGCGGTGCGGCTGACCTGGCAGCAGTTGAACAGCGGCCGACCGTCCAACCTGTTCGGCACTAGCGCGTTGGAGCTACTAGAGCGCCCGTGGCCGGGTGGCACAACGCAAGACCTGCTTGTCCAAATGCTGATGGACGCCGATTTGGCCGGCAACTCGTTCTGGACCGTCATCGATGGCGATCTCGTGCGGCTGCGGCCGGACTGGGTGGAGATCATCCTCGGGGAGCGGATGGTCAGCGGCGGCCAGGTGGGATGGCAGCGACTCGGTTACCGCTACACCGAGGGCGGCCCGTACTCCGGTGCCGAACCGGTCGGCTTCGCACCAACCGACGTGGCGCACTTCGCCCCGTACCCGGACCCGCTGGCGACGTACAAGGGCATGTCGTGGCTGACTCCGGTGATCCGCGAGGTGCAAAACGACGGGCTGATGAACCTCCACAAGCGCCGGTTTTTCGAAAACGGCGCGACGCCGAACATGGTGGTCAAGGGCATCACGGCTGCCAATAGGCAAGAGTTCGACAAGATCGTGGAAATGCTGGAAGCGAACCACTCCGGCGTCGAAAACGCATACAAAACCCTGTATCTGACGGCCGGGGCGGACGCCACGGTGGTCGGTTCGGATCTGAATCAACTGGACTTCAAGAAGGTCCAGGGTGCCGGGGAAACGAGGATCGCGGCGGCAGCGGGGGTGCCGCCGGTCATCGTCGGGCTATCCGAGGGGTTGTCTGGGTCCTCGTTGAACGCCGGCAACTACGGCCAGGCGCGGCGACGGTTCGCCGACGGCACGCTTCACCCGCTCTGGCAGAACGCCGTCGGCAGCTTGGAACCGATCATCGCGCCACCGTCGAGCGCGCCGGGCATCCGGCTTTGGTACGACGCCCGCGACGTGCCGTTCCTGCGCGAGGACCGCGACGCCGCCGCACAGATCCAGCAAGCGCAAGCCGGCACCATGCGCACCCTCATCGATGGCGCTTTCGAACCGGAATCGGTAGTTGCCGCCGTCGATGCCGAGGACTGGTCCCTGTTGAAGCACACCGGCATCCCCACCGTCCAGGTGCAGAACATCGCGCCGCCACCGGAGCCGGGCAGCCAACCGGCGGCAGACAACGACACGGAAGGCGACGACGATGCCTGACGCCACCCGGCACCTACCGCAACGCGACGAACTGTGCCGCGAGGCGCACTTCACTTTGCGCGCCATTGAAGACGCCTCCGGCGACGGCCTCACCATCGACGGCATCGCGGCAGTGTTCAACACACCCACCCGCATCGATTCGTGGGAAGGCCAGTTCGACGAGGACATCGCACCCGGCGCGTTCCGTCGATCGATCCGCGCCAAGATGCCGAAGCTTCAATTCGACCACGGTCACCACCCGCTGATCGGATCACTGCCCATCGGCCGGTGGACATCGATGGAAGAGGAGCCGGCCGGGCTGCGTGCTGTTGGCCGGCTACACGACAACTGGCTGGTCGATCCGGTACGTGACGCCATCAATGAGGGATCAGTCGATGGCATGTCGTTCCGGTTCTCCGTCGTGCGTGAGCAGTGGCGCGACAACACCGGCAAAACAATCCGCGAGGATGAGTTGGCCCGGCTGTTGTGGGAGCCCGGTGACCGGGGACCGCTGCAACGCACCCTGCTGGAAGTCAAGATTTCCGAGGCTGGCCCCGTCGTGTGGCCCGCCTACGAACAAACGTCGGTCGGCGTCCGATCCAAGGTCGTCACCATCGACCTCGGTCGACTGACCGATCCCGAGCAGCGTAAGACGCTCGCTCGTGCCGTGTTCCTCGCGGACGCGGCATCCCGTCATGACGGCTCGCAAACCACCGATGTTGCGCCCGATGAGCACGCGTCCGATCAGGACGCCCCGCAAGTCACCGCACCTTCGCCCGGAGAGCACCCGTCGACTGCGCGCAAGGCAAACCCCGCAAAGGCGTTCGCCAAAACCGCGCGCATTCACGTTCTCTCTCTCAAGAAGGAGTGACCCGATCATGGGTGACAACGACACGCGTCAGGTGCCTACCCTGACCCACGGCCAGTCGGTGAAGCGGCTGGAAGAGCTGACCTCCGAGATCGAACGTCTCGGCGAGTTGGATGACCTCACCCCCGAGGATGAGGCGTACTTCGATGAGCTTCGCGGTGAGTTTTTCACTGTGGACTCTCACCGGAAGAACTTGGAGCGGCAGGCTGAAATCGCGCGGGTGCGTGCGGTGTCGGCTGGCCTTCCTGGTTCGCGGCTGCGTGCCGTGTCCGGGGTGCCGCGCACCAGTGACAGCGGCTACGACCGCGACGTGTTCGCCGAGCCGACTTCGGTGGAGGCGTTCCGGGGCGGGCGTAACCCGTGGGATCTCACGGAGATGCGCACGTTCTCGCGGAGCAAGGGCGAGATCGGGCAGGAATTCCGTGCCCGTGCCCTGGCTGCGGTCGAGAAGATGGCGTGCGCCAACGACAAGGTGCGCGAGGCCGCAACGGGCATCATCGAGCGGTGGGACGACGGTGACAGCCGCATCGCCCGGCTTTGCCTGGCGACTTCTTCGCCTGAGTATCTGCGCGGATGGTCCAAGGTGGCCAGCAACCGTAGCCACATGCTCAGCAACGAGGAAAAGCACGCGATGGAGCGGGCTATGTCGCTGACCGACGCGGAAGGCGGCTACCTGGTTCCGTTCCAGCTTGACCCGACCGTGATCATCACCTCTGACGGTTCGCGTAACCAGATCCGTCAGGTTGCCCGTCAGGTGGTGGCCACCGGGGACCGTTGGAACGGTGTTTCCTCTGGTGCCGTGTCGTGGTCGTGGGACGCGGAAGCCTCCGAGGTGTCCGACGACGCGACCACGTTCGCGCAGCCGAACATCGCCATCCACAAGGCGGCCGGTTTCGTGCCGATCTCGATTGAGGCGCTGGCCGATGAAGCCAACGTCACCTCCGAGGTCGCGCGGCTGCTCGCCTTCGGTAAGGACGAGTTAGAGTCGGCGGCGTTCACTCTCGGCACCGGCACCGGCCAGCCGACCGGTATCGTCACCGCGCTCAACGGCACCGCGAGTGAGGTCACCTCGGGAACTCTCGCGACGTTCGCCGCCGTCGATCTGTACAGCGTGGACTCGGCTCTGCCGGCGCGGTACCGGGGCAACTCGGCGTGGCTGGGTCACCGTGGCACCTACAACGCGATCCGCCAGTTCGACACTTCCGGCGGTGCGCAGATGTGGGAGCGGGTTGGCGCTGGCCAGCCGTCGCAGCTTTTGGGCCGCCCGGCTCTTGAGTCCGAGGAGATGGCGACCGGCAGCACGTCGGGGACCAACTTGCTGGTCTACGGCGATTGGTCGCACTACGTCATCGCCGACCGCGTGGGGATGACCGTCGAGTTTGTCCCGCACCTGTTCGGCGCTGCCACGCCCGGTCGTCCGACCGGCCAGCGTGGTTGGTACGCGTACTACCGGGTCGGCGCTGACTCGGTGCACGACGGCGCGTTCCGGATGCTGTCCGTCCAGTAAGTCCAGTCGTACAGCCCCCGGCCTCTTCTCTCGTCAAGGCCGGGGGCTGTACTCCCCACACCGAAAGGCACCAAGCATGGCCACTCTTCGATGCACCCACGCGTTTACCACCGAGATCGACGGAGTGCCCCGCGTGGTGACCGGCGGTCAATTGGTCGACTCCGATGACCCGGTTGTTGCTGGCCGGGAGCACCTATTTGAAGCCGTCGACACCTACATGGCGCGACGCAAGTCGGTAGAGGAAGCAACTGCCGCGCCCGGCGAGGTGCGGACCGTTTCCACCAAGCGCGGTAAGCGCAGTAAGGCCGAATAGGGCCAACACGCGATGGGAGGTTGATGGTGTACGACATCGGCGATGTCTACCCGGCGACGGTGACGATCCGCGACGCCAGCGGCAACCCCACCGAGGCGACCACCATCGAATTCAGCTTCACTCTTCCCGACGGCTCCAACGTGAGCGTTACGCCATCCGGGTCCGGTGGCGTCTACTCCTACGACTTCCCGATTGCCGAACGCGGCTTGTACCGGTTCGCCGCCGTCGCGACCGAGCCAGCGGCGTCCTACGCCGACGCGTTCAACGTGGTCGATGCCACCTGGCCGGCGTTCGTTGGCCTTGCCGAAGTCAAGCGCCACCTCAACATCCCGGACACCACCACCACGCACGATGAAGAGCTACGCGGATTCATCCTCTCGTGCAGTGAAGTGGTGGAGTCCATCGTGGGCACCGTTGCCCGCCGCGAAGTCACCGAGATGTACTCCGGTCTGCGGCGGGTGTCGATCCCGCTACGTCGCTCGCCGGTGGTGTCGGTGACATCCGTGAGGGAAACCGGCGTCACCCTGACCGAGGGAACCGACTACGTGGTGTCCGACGCCGGGGTCCTCAGCCGTCTGTCCGGTGGCACCTACCCCCGATCGTGGCGGTCGGGAATCGCAAACATCGAAGTTACCTACGTCGCTGGCCGCGAAAGCGTGCCGTGGTCGATCATCGATGCCACCAAAGAGCTGATCCGTATCAACTGGCGACCGCAAGCCGGCGGTAACTACTCCGTTTTCTCCGGCGGGCGGCCCGACGACTTCGGGCAACTCAACTTCGGTGGCGACATCCGGCTCGGGTTCTTCATCCCCAACACCGTCATGCAGCGGCTTCAGCCGTCGCAGGTCGGCCCCTATCTGGCGTGAGGCGACATGGCAACGTCATCGATTCCGTCGACCATCGACTATCTCGTTGCGCAGATCGCCGCACTTCCCGAATGCGCGGCACCGTGCACCGTGCACGATGGATTCCCCGCCGCTACCGGCAACCCAGCCGTCGCCATCGGCGTCGTGCCGTTTGAGGACGGCAACACACCCAACGAGGTTGTGCACGCGCAACTTGGCGCGCAGATGGAATGGGAAACCTACAACGTCCCATGTGTCGTGTCGTCATGGGTTGGCGGCGGCGATGAGGCAGCCAAGCCAGCGCGCGACGCCGCATTCACCATCTACGACGCCATCGTGACAAAGGTCCGGGCCGATCGGACGCTGGGCGGGTCACTTCATTCCGGCGCGGCCATCGTCACACAGACCCGCGTCGATCAGACGGTAACGGCGGAAGAGGCAGGCGAGGGGCGATCCTGCTCCATCGCGTTCGTCGTGCAGTGCAAAAACCGGTTCTAAGGAGTCACACCGTGGCGAAGGTAAGGCAGCCGTACAACGAGCGGCGCTACGTGCCGTGGCTTGGCCGCGAGGTAGACCCCGGCCAGGTTGTAGACGTGCCCGACAAAGACCTGGCGGCCTACCTGGCAGCCGGATGGACGCAGGACGAGCCGGCGCGCAAGAGCGCCACCGAAAAGAAGAAGGAGAACTGAGGTGGCCATCGGTTCAGGGTTGGGCAGCCACATCGGCATCGCGCCGGAAACTGTCTACGGCACCTTCGTCGCGCCGACCAAGTTCCTTGAAGGCACGGCGAAGCTGTCCCGCAAGCAGCAGATTTATCAGGGCGCGGGCATGGCCGGCGGCCAAACCGTACAGCGCGGTTCCCGGCGGGCAGTCGCCAGCCAGACCGCGAGCGGCACCCTTGAGGTCGGTGTCCAATCGCGAGGCATGGGCCACCTGATCAACGGCCTGTTCGGCGGCACCGTCACCCCCACATTGGAAACGGGCGCAACTACTGCCTACAAGCAGACGCACGCGCTCGCCGACGGTGCCGGCGGTGACCCGTACGGCAAGCACTATTCGATCCAGGCGGGCGTGCCTCAGTTGGACGGCACCCTGATCCCGTACAACTTCGTCGGCTCGCAGATCACCTCCGCTGAGTTTTCCTGTGAAACCGGCGGCGGCCTGATGGCATCGTTCAACATCGAAGCCCGCCAGGCTGATGAGACCGGTGCGTTGGCCGCGCCGTCGTACCCTGCGGTCAACGACTTCCACTTCGCGCAGGCGACCGTCAAGGTCGGCACCTACGGGGCGGAGGCGGCAGTGTCCGGGGTGCGCAGCCTCTCGCTGAGCATCGAACGCTCTCGACACGACGGTGGTCCATACATGGGCAGCCAAGGTCTTCGGTCGCAGGGCATCATCAACGACTGGACCACAATCTCCGGCACGATTCAGGCTGACTTCCTCGACAAGGCCACCTTTGCCGACCGGTTTGCCGCCGGCACGTCGACCTCCCTGGTGTGGGAATTCGTCGGCCCGGAAATCGAAGCGGGCCACAACGAGACGATTCGATTCACCGTGCCGATGATCTTCTTCGAGGGAGACACTCCGCAAGCTGAGGGACCGGACGTGGTGTCCACCTCGTTCAACTTCACCGGCCTGTTTGACGGCACCAACGACCCGATCACCATCGAGTACATCAACGACGAGATCGCCCTGTAGATGCCGATCGAAGTCAGGGGTGCGGAACAGTTCGATGAACTGGCCGCACGGATCAGGCGGCGGTTGGCCAGCAACAGCCTCGTGATGGGTATCCGCGATGGCTTGGTGGCGGAAGCGCCGGAGATGCGTAACGCGGTGTTCCGCAGCATGAACGCCTACCTTCCCGACAGGTACGCAGGCGTGCTGCGGCCCACCCTCACCATCACCCCGGCAGCCACCGTCGCTGGCACCCGCGCGACCGTGCGAATGACCGCGTGGTCACAGGGCGACCACATCGGAATCGTCAACGCCGGCCGGCTGCGGCACCCCGTGTTCGGAATGGACGTGTGGGTAGACCAGCGCGTCCGACCCGGCTTCATTACCGAGCCGATGCGCGGACGCATCCCGCAACTGCGCGACCGGGTACGCCAAGCCACCCGGCAATTCCTGCGAGACATGACGAGAGGCTGACGAGAGATGACCGTGATCAAAATTCGACTCTGCGAGGGCGACCGGCTGGAGTATGGCTGCGACGAAGAGCTGAGTCTCGACGTTGAATCATTGAAGGATCTGAGGGCCGACGAGCATTCCAAGATCGATGAAGCCATCGGCACATCGATGGCTCTGTTCATCCCGATGATGGAAAGTCCCGGCCCGACCCTGGCCGTGGCGCACGTCGCTCGCCTGGCCGCCTGGCTGGCTCTACGCAGCGCCGGCATTGACATCGAGTGGGCTAAGTTTCAGCCCCGCCTGATGCGGGCGGCCATCACGCGGGAGGGCGACGATGAACCGCGCCCCCCGGTTGGTGGTCCCTCGGGCGATTCCTCCGAAACGCCTCCGCCGAAGCTTTCCTCCACTCCATCGAGCCATTCTTCAGCTTCGAAGCGCACATCCCGCCGGTAATGCTGCGCGAACTGACCTGGCGACAGATTTACAACCACCTGGACTGGTACGACCGCGCGAGGGACAAGAAGTAGACGGGGGCGGTTGTGACATCACCCTTCATCGATCGGGTTGAGTTCGATGTCATCGGACGGGACCGCAACGCCAGCGAGACGTTCCGCCGCGTTGCCGACGAAGCGGATCGTGCCGGTGACCGACTCGGTGACCTACGTGGCGAGGTCGACGGGCTCGCCGACGATTTCGACCGTGCTGGTGACGGGGCGGACCGCTTCGCTGATGGGTTGGGCGACATCGATGCCAACCGGAGCGCCATTGCCAATCTTCGTAGCGACTTTGATCAACTAGCCGGGGACGTAGACACCACATCGACCCGTGTGCGCGACCTGGTAACCGCCATGCGCGATATCGATCAGGCGGTGGGCGATGGCAACGGCTTTGGTCGGCTGCGACAACAGGTCCGCGACCTGGAGGGCGATGTCAACACCATCCGCACCCGACTTGGCGAACTGACCGGAGACATCGACCGGTTGAACGACATCAGAATTCTGCGCGGAGCGCGTGTTGATGAATCGTTCCTGGCGCAGCTAGGGGTGGTGCGGGAGCAGCTTCGCCGAATTGGTGAGGACTCCGGAAGCCGCTACGGCCTTGGCTTTGCGCACTATGCGCTGCTGTCTATCGGTGCGGTCATGAACGCACAGAGAATAGCCTCGTTCCTTCGGGCGTCCATCGGGCCGAGCCTCGCGGGCGGTATTGCCAGCGCACTGGCTTCCGCTGGGATCATTTCTATCCTCGGCTCGATCGTCGGTGGCGCGATCCTCGGGGGCATCGGCCTTGGTGGTGTCATCGGCGGCCTGATCGCCGTTCGCAACGACCCGGACGTAAAAAAGGCCGCGAAGGAAGCCGGTGACGCGATCTCTGCGATGCTGGCAAGTGCTTCCGCGTCGTTCGTTCCGGTCACCGTCGCCGCGCTACAGCGGATCAAAGAGGCCGCATGGGAACTGCGGCCTGAGTTTGAAAGGATCTTCAGCGCGGCGTCGGAGTGGGTCGAACCGCTTACCGAGGGGCTGATCGGGTTTCTCAAGGAATTGCTGCCCGACCTCGCGGACGCGATGGAGAGCCTTGACCCGGTGATGGAGGTTATCGCCAAGCATCTACCGAAGCTTGGCGACGCCGTAGGCGACTTCCTCAAAGACATCACCGACGAGGATCTGGAAACCTTCACCAAGTGGCTCGATCGAGCGCTCACCGGAGTCGAAAACCTGATCCGCTTCATGGGCGACCTGTTCAGCTTTTTCGCAAAGTTCGCGGAACTGGTGGAGGCTGGCCCCTTCAAGGTGATTGAGGCCATATGGAACTTCCTCAAGTGGCTGGTGACCACCCCGGTAACTCGCCCCTTTGACGCACTGCGCGAAGCGATGGGTCAACTCAGCGGGCCGGCGGAAAGTCTCGGCAGGGCTCTCGGCACCATCATGTCCAGCATCGACAGGCTAGGCGCTGCCGCGAGACTCGCCGCCGGGTACCTCGGTGGTCTAGTAAATGCGGCGAGGAACCTTGCTGGCTTGCTGGGCTCGCTCATCCCCAGCTTCAGCGGCGTTCGGGGCGCGATCGACGCATTGCTAAGCCCACTCCGGTCCATTCCTGGCTTACTGGGCTCGCTCGTCCCCAGCTTTGGCGGCCTTCGTGGCGCGATCGACGCCTTCCTAGGCCCACTCCGATCCGCCGTAGACCGGGTTGGTGCCCTGTCCAGCCTCCTGTCCGGCCTCCCCGGAGTCCTCGGTGGACCGATCGGTGGCCTTGGTTCGCTTGGCGCTGCGGCGGCGGCGGCTGCGGCCAAGGCGGCAGACCTGATCGCCAAGCTCAGCAACATCCCGAGTCCTGTTGCAACAGTCAAGTTGCTGACCGGAGCGGCCGAATCGGCATTGCAAGCGCTCCTCCGGCCGCGAACCATGCGAGTCGTTGTCAACTTCATCCGTGGCGCGCTTCCGTCGCTTCCGGGGTTTTCGGAAGGCGGTGCGGTCTTCGGTCCCGGGCCGAGGGGTAGGGATTCCGTGTCGGCCATGCTGGCACCCGGCGAGCACGTCTGGACCGCCCGCGAAGTTGACGCGGCCGGTGGGCACAAGGCCGTTGAGGCAATGCGCCGGGCCACTCTCGACGGTGGATCGTCGTCGGCGACGCCGGTCCGCGCCGCCCGTCGCGGTGGCTCCAACGTGGATGCGTTGACGCTACGCCGGGCTCTTTCTGGAATGACTCTGGTTATCGATGACCGCACCGGTCGCACCGCTCAACTGATCGCACGGGGAGGCTGACCGGTGGATGTCATCCGGTTCGTTGACAGCATCGCGGCCTCACCGACCGTGCGGCTGGACCTCAACGACAACGTGACATGGGGAGTCACCTACGACAGTGATTTTTCCCCACCCTCGTTGAAATCGTCGTGGGCCGGCACCCTACTTGCCGATGGGGAGTTGCTGACCGCAGCGGCGTACGCCAACCGGACGATCAACCTGACCCTTGAGGTGAAGGTGTCCACCGTGGATGCCGTGGCTGAACAGTTGCAGAAGTTGTGGCGGGAGTTGAACCGGCCAACGAACTTCCTGATGTGGCAGCCGACCGGGATGACGCATCCCGTCTTCTTCCGCACCTTCCGATCCTCCGACACCTCCGTCACCGACTACCCCGGTGCCGGCACGTTCCGGGTGGTGGAGGTGAGCGTTGAAGCCGAACCGTTCGCCTACGGGTTGAAGGAAGCACTGTCGACGGTCACCATCACCAACGACCCGGCGGCCGACACCAACGGCATGTACTTCGACGTTCCCTCGCCGAAAGGCGACGTGGAGACACCGCTGTATCTGGCGATCGACGGATCGGTCATCAACCCCCCTACCGAAGGTGCGCCGCAATCGCTGATCGCGGTCCGTCGTCGCGGCACCCCGGCCGACGGCCCGTTCGTGCTGCAAGCCGAGGCGATGACCCTAGCGGCCAACAGCGCGGGCGGCAGTGACAGCGCCATCGCGCCCGGCACCGGGCGCATGTCCGGGTCGACGGCCGCGCTAAACGCTAATCCATGGTTCGAGACAGATGTCAGCAGTTGGACCGCCACTGGCGGGGCGACTCTGGCGCAATCGACGGCGCAGACGCACGAGGGCGCGGCGACAATGCTGGTCACGCCGAACGGTTCGGCGGCAATCGTGGAAGTGCGCAGCGAGCTTGTGTCGGTGACCGCAGGTCGTTCCTACACCGCCGAGGCGTGGGTCTATCCCGCAACGGCGCGCACGATCAGCATCGCTATCAACTGGTATGACGCGTCCCTCGCGTTCATATCTTCGTCATTGAGCGCTTTCGCGACGGCGGCGAATCTGGGGCACCACATCGGAACAAGCGGCGTCGCCCCGGCGAATGCGACAGTGGCGAGAATGGCAGTCAACATAGAGGGCACGCCCACGGCCTCCGACTTCGTTTATATAGACGAAGCACCATTATCAACGTCGAACTACGTCACCGTCGACATGGACGACGTTGATGACTGGGCGACCGTGCTGTCCGCCGACCCGTTCCCCGCCTTGGCCGGTGTCGATGCGCGCGGCACCTACCGGGTGTTTCTGCGCTACCGGTACGCCGACGACGGGGCCACCGATTCGATCGACGTGCGGCTGCGGTGCGGATGCTGTGGTGCCAGCCCCACCGAACTGATCGACAACGATGCGGTGACCCTGGTTCACGCCGGTACCGACATCACCTACGCCGACTTGGGTTTGGTGCAGATACCCGGCGGATACGACCCTGTTTACGATGGCCTGTCCGGCGTGGAAATCGCTACCGAGGGCATCTACGTCGAACTACAAGCCAAGGACAACGCGGCGATCTACACCGGTCTCGACATCGACTTCCTACTGTTCGTGCCAGCCGATGACCGGTTGCTGCTACTGCGCTGGCCGGTCACCGACGATCCAAGCCCGCCGGCAGACATGCTGCTCGACTCCCTAGCCGGCGAGGTGTACGCCCGCAACGCCTCCGGGCAGATTGCCACGTTGCCGGGTGCAGAGCTGGCCGGTGGGACGCCGCTGATCAGCCCCAGCGTAGACAACCGTGTCTACTTCGTACGCGACGTTGGCAACGAAACGGTCAGAGGGACGACGAGTTCGGGTGACAGCATCACCGCCACGACCATCATCGACGCCTTCTACTGGCCGCGCTACCTGACGGTGAGGCCGGCGACATGAGCATCCCGATCCCCCTGACAGTACGACTGTCCACCAACAGGGGTGCCCGGCACGTCGAACACGAAATCCGTGGCCTGACGATGCGATGGACCGACCCCGGCGGATACGCCTCCTGCCGGATCAGCCTGGATCGGCCGTTGCACCTTCAGCCCGACGAGATCGGCTACTACGGCAGGCTCACCGTTTACGACGCCCGTAACGGTGCCGTGGTATGGGACGGCCGGCTGGAAGATCCCGGCCGATCCGCTGGCAGCGACGGAACGGTGTGGGAGTTGGCCGCGCTGGGCGGGCAGGCGCACACCCAAGACCAGACAGTGCCCCTGATCTATGTTGACCGGTCGTACGCAAACTTCTACCGCGCCTATGGCAACGTGCCCGACGCGCAAGCCGGGGTTGGGCAGATCCCGGCCGGCACCGCCGAGAGGACCGGGGTGGTGTTGCAGTTCCCCGAAGGGGCGACGGTTACCGGCAACGATCACGTCAACATGGCCTACTCCGACATTTACCGCGCCGGGCAAAAGGTCGCGCATGTGTCGATTAGCATCGACAGTGGACGCAACGCTTCTAGCTACATCACCTATGCACTCGCCCGCACCGGTCCGCCGTACTCCGGCAGCCCGGCGTCGGAAAAGGACGAGTTCATCGACAGCATCGGTATGTCAACCTCCGCACAGAGTTACGTCGATTATGTCGGTACCTCTGGCGCTATCAGCGACGGCCGCGACGTGGTGCAGTTCCAACTGGAATACGAGGGTTCCGGGGATACGGTACCCAAAAACACGTGGGCCGCGTACTACAACTTTCGCGTCAAGGCGATGCGCTACCTCGCTGACGGCACCGAGATCACCAACTACGCAGGCGAACCGGCCACGGTCACGGCATCGGATGTCATCAACGACCTGCTCGGTAGGCTGCTCGCCGATTACGACGGGGCCAACGCCGTCATCGAAACCGACGCCAACGACTACGGCATCGGCCAACTCGCATACCCCGATGGTGTCACCGCCTACAAGGTGCTCAACGACCTGATGATGTTCGACACTCGCTACACCTGGCGGGTATGGGATCGCCGCCGGATCACCACCGTCAGTGGCAGCACAACCAGCATCACCGAAGACTTTGAAGACACCACCTACCAGTTCACCATCTCCGGAGATCCGAATGGGAACAACTGGTTTCGATCGACCACTTCGGTGCGATCCCACGGTGGGAGCTACGCCTACAAAAGCGCCGCGATCAGCCACAGCCAAAGCTCAAGGACATACTTCACCGTTCCCGCCGGGGCAACCACCTTGCAGTTTTGGTACCGGGTTTCCACTGAGGCAACCTGGGACATCTTCTACTTGCTGTTCGACGGGGCAGTGGCGGACTCCGACTCCGGCAGTAAGTCATGGACACAATCTCCGGCGTACGACGTGACCGGGGTGACCACGGTTCAGTTCCAATACATCAGGGACAGCAGTCTCGGCGGCGGGTCCAACGCGGTATGGATCGATGACGTGTCTTTCGAGGTTCCCGACGCCTCGTACAGCCAAGTAACCACCAACAAGTACCGGTTCGAATGGGTACAACTGCCGACCACCGTCCGCTATGAAGTCGATGTTATCGACGGCTACGAAAGTCAGGGCAGTTCCGACGGCCTCTACAACCAGGTGACCGTGCGGTACCAGGACGACAACGACATCCAACGGACCATCACTCGCACCGCGCCGTGCCCCGACCTCGACGCCGCCGGACTGACCCGCACCGGCCAACTAGACCTCGGGATGGAGTTGGGTTGCGGCGCACAGGAAGACGCCGAACGCGTCGGGGATCAGTGGTTGGCCGAACACACCTACGCGCCCAACGCCGGCCGACTCCGTGTCGCCCGGCCGATACGCGACCTGGAAACCGGCCGCATGGTCATGCCGTGGGAGATCCGCCCCGGCTTGATCCGGGTGCGCAACGTTCTACCCCGCCCGGACGTGCTCAACGCCTCTGCTCGCGACGGAGTGACGATCTTCCGCATCATCGGTTGCGACTACTCGGCCAGCGACGGTGCGGCCACATTGGAACTGGACTCCCGACCCAACAGCTTGTCCCAGATGCTCGCCCGCCTGGAACTGGAATCCCAACTGGGCACCGGTAGCGGCGGCAGCACCGGCCGGCG